GAAACCGGAAAAGGCCTAGAGGATTCAGTCACCGCGATGATGGGTATTGCTAACTGGGCAGCTATGTCAGGGCAGAATGCTTCTACGGCAAGCCGAGCGATGTTTCAGCTTTCACAGGCAATGGGAAGCGGCGTCATGCGCAAAGAGGATTATAAGTCTATTCAAAATGTGTCTATGGACACCAAAGAATTCAGACAAAGAGCTCTCGACGCTGGCGAAGCATTGAAAACGCTTAAAAAGAATGCTGACGGAACATATCAGTCGATCGTAAAGGGGGCCAAGAGCTCTAAGTTCAACATCAGTCAGTTCGCGGACCACTTGACGCAAGATGCTTGGTTTACCTCGGATGTAATGATGAAGGTATACTCTGAGTATGCCTACGCCGTTGATAAAGTTAGAAATTACATGATCGAAAACGGAATCGATACGGCGAGCGAGGCAATGCGTCAGCTCGAAGAGATTAATAGAACTGAAACCGACATGACCAAAAAGGCTATGATGGATTTCGGTCTGAAAGCTCTGAGAGCAGCACAGGAAGCGAGATCATGGGGTGACACTGTCGAATCCGTAAAGGAGGCAGTTGCTTCTGGCTTTTCTAAGACTTTTGAAATTATATTTGGACAGTACGACGAAGCTGTAGATCTTTGGACCGATTTGGCCGAAAGATTTTACGATATGTTCGCTACCCCGATTAACAATTTCAACAAGGTTTTGGAAACCGCTCTCAAAGGAAACACGCCTTACATAAAACAGTATTTCGCTACTATAGCCGAAGGCAACGGCCTAATCGTAGATGGTGCAGTCAGCGCAGCTAAGAATTTTGGATATTCTTCTGAACAAACTCTAGAATATGTTAAAAACTTGGCCCACGGAAATGACGAGATTGCGAAACTGGTTCTTAATTTCGTTAAGTTAAATAAGATGGCTGGCGAGGGAGACGAAGTTCTCGGAGCGTCTACTGAAAAACTTATATCGTACACCGCTGAAATGATGGGCGTATCTGAAGAACAGGTCGAATCTCTGAAAAAGATCGGAGACGAATTCGGGTACAATAGCGGAAAATACAGCAAAGAGCTAGCCAAGATATTTGGCGCCGGAAAAAATGGCGCATACGAAACCGTAACCGGTTTGCTTGCCGTTGGCAAAGGGTTAGATGTAATCGAGTCCAAAGATCTTGACAGATATTTAACTGATACTCTTAAGTTTACATCTGATCAGGTAACAGAGCTTCACAAACTTGCAAAAGAATATGGAGCAAATTCCGATCAGGTTGACAATTATATTAAGAGTCTTCAGAACTTTAAGAACTTCGGATATGGAAACAGAGGTTGGACTAGAACGGCTATAAAAGGGCTTCTAGAAATCACCGACGAGCTTTCTAACACCGAATTAGGCCATAAAACCGGTGATATTGTTGATTATGTCTCGAAAATGACCGGAGCCGACGAAGATTCGGTTAAAATTCTTTACGACCTCGTAAAGGAAAGACGCGAATTAACAAGTGCTACTAAAATCGACACCGAAGCAGTAGAGAAGAATGCAGAGGAAATCGACGAATGGGCAAACTCGATAACCAATGGAAACGAAGCGCTTAAGCAAGAAGTACTCGAATTAATGCGAGTTAATGACGAAATGGGACAACTGTCCGGTTATCGTAATCTTCTTCAGGCGTTTAATAATGTATGGGAATATTTGGCTAAAATTTTAGGTATTGTTTCTGACGCGTTTCATTCGGTATTTGGAAGCTTAGATTCTGGTGAAATTTATAAGTTCACAGAACGGCTTAGAAAAGCCACAGAGAACTTAAAGTTGTCCGACGAGCAGGCTGAAAAGTTGAGAAGAACTTTTAAAGGTTTCTTTTCTATATTCAAGATATTAGGACAGATTGCAAAAACAATCCTCATTCCGATTAAATCATTTTTTGGTGCCATTTTAGGTGGGTCTGGTGCAATTCTCGATTCTACTGCATACATCGGCGATTGGCTGAGCAAAATAGCTTCTAGTGGAGTGGCTGCAGAAAAAGCAACCGAGATATTTACTAGAATCGGTCGTGCTTTAGAACCTGTTGGAAAAGCTCTTAGAAATTTGTTTGATTTTGATAATATAAAAAAGTCTTTTACGAACGCTGGGGGCGGTCTGAAAGGAGTTTTTGCAGTTATATCTAGCGGCCTTAAGGTCGTGACCGATGGAATATTTGAGTTTATCGGCTATATAACTGGATGGGATGTTGACGAAATCAGAGAAAAGGTTGGAAAGTTTTTCGACACCGTTTCTGAGAAGATAATAAATATTCTACCTTCGAGCGAGGATCTATCTGAATCGATAACCAAGATTGGCAATGGATTCAAGAAACTGTTAAGATATTTAGGCATTAAGGTAGGCGACGATGTTTCTGATGATGTAGAAGGAATGTCTGAATCTTTCGATACTGCTAGCATTTTCTTGGATAAGTTCAATGAAAAGTTCAAAACGTTCAAAGATGGCTTTTCTGGATTCGGAGAAAAAATATCAGGAATTACCGATAAATTAAAAGGGTTTGGAGGAACACTTTCCGAGAAATTCGAGGGTGTTAAATTCCTTGATATTCTTAATGAATTTGGTGATCTCGGAAAAATAGGAGTCCTTGGATTGGCAGCATTCGGTTTTATAAGACTTACAAGGATAATTCGAGACTTTTCAAAAGGATTTAAGTGGCTCGCTGGTACTCCGTCAGACATAGCAGAAGGTTTCAAGTTTGGCAAAATTGGAACCATGATTAAAAACATGGCAATAGCAGTAACGTTAATAGCGACATCTTTGTATATAATCTCTAAGATTGACGAAGATCGCTTAGACGATGCATTCTGGATTATGTCGTTTATTATTGGTGAAATAGTAGGAGTAATGGAGCTGATTAACCATACAATGAGTGGAAAAGGCGCTGTTCCTATATTATTCTTATTTGGTATGGCTTCGGTTTTGAGGACATTAGCTAAATCGATGACCAAATTAGCCAATGAAATCGATCCTGACCAGCTTGGGAACGTCACCCTTGCTATGACCGCTCTCGTTACATTGATTGACTCGATGGCTCTTGTTGTTGGTATAGTTAATAAAATGAACTATGGCGAGGATATGATAAAGAGCGCTATAATGGTTGTTATTTTGGCAGCAGCGGTGTCGTTGATATCCGGAGCAATGATCGATATGGCGAGAAACGCTGATTCAGCCGGTCTTACAAGAGCAAAATGGGCTGTCGTTATAGTGGCCGGGGTTCTGATAGCCATGAGTTCCGTTGCAGGTATTTTATCACATTACGTCGGAGCTTCTCATTTGGTAGGAACAGCTGGTGTTGTTGTGATGCTCGCATTCGCAATAAGCATGATAATAGGCGCACTAACTTCTGTGTCGAACGCAGCTGGTGACGGATATCTCGGATCTATAATAGCTATTATGGGTCTGGTAGTGGGCGCACTTTATGTTATGTCAAGAGCAGTCTTGGCAATGACATCGCTTAAAAGTGTAAGTTCCAAGGACATACTACTTGCGTCATCGTCGTTCATTATTATGTCGTTGGCGATAAGTATAATCATTAAATCGTTGGGGCATATACTAGAGTATGTTAAGAAGCCTTCTGACATTGGAACAGTTGCCGCCATTCTTGGCATTATAGTCGGCGCTATTGCAACATTGCTTGTGATATCTTCTATGTTTTCAAAATATCCGGCTCCTAGTATACAAGGATCTGCTTCTATCGTAGCTTTAGCCATAGGCATTGCAATCATAGCGAGAGCATTAACGAGTTTTAAAGACATAGACCCGTCGTCAATCATAGGTGCTGGGCTGGCAATGTCGTTGATTCTAACGACTATGGGAATAGTTCTAAAATCGTTGGAAAATGTAGATCCTAAAAAGATAATAGCCCTGGGTGCAACGCTTCTTGCTATATCGGTATCTGTCTGGATATTCTCGAAAGGGATGCTAGTGTTTATCGATGTACTGCATGGATTCTCGTCGTTTACGAAAGAAGAGTTTTGGCCAGCGATTGGATATTTTGTAGCTGCCGCAGCTGCTCTCGGTCTTGCGGGAGCGCTTATTGGCCCAGCTGCAATTGTATTTTTAGTTCTCGGAACTGCTATGGTAACTGTTGCTGGTGCTGCTATATTGTTTGGAATAGGTATAATGTCTATATCTGCTGGATTAATAGCACTCGCATCTGCAGTGCTATTGTTAGGCGGAGCATGGAAAGTAGCCGGAGAGCCGTTCTTAGATGGATTAACCGCCATGGCTGAACGTTTCTTATCGTTAATTCCGAGATTAGCTAGGGCACTTGTAATGTTTGCAGTAGAAATGGCCGATGCAATCATAGACACTTTACCTAGAATTAGAAAGCAGCTATATACACTGTTGACAACTGGTATAGGCTTGCTGTGCGATAGTTTATTGGCGTCTGTCCCCAAGATAGCAGAAACTGTATTTACACTCCTGATAACGGTTTTAGATTATTTACTCGACAAGGGACCAGAAATAATCGATAAAGTTCTTAACTTTGTTATAATGGTACTCGACGGAATAAGTAATCATATCGAAGAGATTGTAACAGAAGTTATGGAGATAGTAGTCGGTGTTCTTAACGGAATAGCGAACAGACTTCCCGAGCTTATAGACGCTGCATTCAAACTAGTTAAAGCTCTCGTAGAGGGTCTTATAGATGCACTTGCTAATTTCGAAATAGATAACATCGAAGATCTCTTAGCAGCAGCTGTTCATTTATTAGAACTAACCGGAATTTTGGGAGCAATAGCATTAGCTGCTCCAGTTGCAATTGCAGGTATAATTGCTCTTGGGACAATGGCTACGACACTTCTTGCTGTTCTTGCTGCTTTGGGCGGCATATCAAAGATTCCAGGTCTTATGGAATTGATTGATAGCGGTGGTGGTCTACTGTCCAAAATTGGCGAAGCATTGGGTGATTTTCTCGGCGGGTTCGTTGGTGGAGTTCTCGAAGGAATTTCAAATTCGTTGCCTACCATTGGGTCTAACTTGTCTTCGTTTGCTGACAATGCGTCTTCGTTCATATCGGTAATCAAGGATGTCGGACCTGAAGTTGTTGATGGTGCCACTAACATGGCATTGGCGTTAATGATTATGTCTGGAGCGGCTCTTATCGATGCTGTTACTGCTTTCATGGGCGCCGATATTGGATGGGCAACTTTAGGCGTTCACGTTAAAGAAATAGGAACAATGATGGCTGGATTTGCAGAGGCCACTGCTGATGTAGATGCTGTTAAATTTAACAAGGTTACAGAAGCAGCTAAGGGACTATCCGGAATGCTTGCCGTATTTGGCGTGACTGCATTTTTAGACACCGTTCTTACTTTCTTGGGCGCCGATATTGGGTGGAGCACATTAAAGCAGAAACTGGTACTCATTGGTCAAGCGATGACCTCGTTCTCGGAAGAAACTGGAACTATAGATGTCGATAAGTTTGTTAAAGTAACAGACGCTGCCTCTAAACTGTCAGATATGGTAACTACCATTAGTAGCGGGGAGTCTGCATTTACTTGGTTGGTTGATAAATTCCTTGGCAAAAATGACATGGGTGATTTTGGAAAAGCCCTTGGAGCTTTAGCAAGTGGTCTTTCCGAGTTTTCCGAAAAGACAACCGGAATTTCAGGTAAAACCAAAGACATAGATGCAGCTATAGATGTTGCTGGAAAGGCTTTAAACTTCTCCAAAAAATTAAGCGGTGGCGATAATCCGTCGCTTATCGATACGATTATAGGATGGCTTGGAACTAAAAACTTGGATAGTTTCGGTAAAGCACTTGCCTCTTTTGCTTCCGGATTGGTTGATTATGCTAAAGCCAGCGAAGAAGTTTCTAAATATGCAGAATATATAGAAATTGCCTATCCGTATTATGAAAAAGCCATTGCACTTTCGAAGCTATTAAATGATGGTGATGGACTGATAGATGCTATAGCAGGATTGCTTGAAACTGGCAATTTGGCTCTATTCGGACCAGCGCTTGAATCTTTTGCTTCGGGAATTGTTTCCTTTGGAGTGGCATGCATTGCTGTCGTTGCTTTGGGACATTTTATTGATTCTGCAGATCCGTATATTAGAAAGGTGATAAAGCTTTCGAAATATCTAAATGACGGTGATAACATCGTGGATGCTATTGTTGGATTGCTAGAAACTGGTAATCTTGCTTTGTTTGGACCGGCGCTTGCAACTTTTGCTGGAGGTTTGATTGAGTATGCTGAAACGTGTAAAGAAATAGTTAAAAACGAAAGCTATTTGAATACAGGTAATCGCATATCCAATGCTGTTATCAATTTCGCCAAGAAGCTAAATAATGGAAGCAGTATCATCGATAAGATTGCTAATTGGACTTCTCTTGCAACGTTCGGTTTCAGCTTAGCTGCGTACGGGGAATCGCTAAAAGCATATTCTAATAGCCTGTATGGAGTAAACTTTGAACAAATCAAGAGGGCTAACGAACTGTTCTCCAGCTTTTCGTCGTTTGCTTCGATTACGTCGTCAAGCGTTCTAGACAAGCAGTACAGAAAAGCCGAGGAAGCAGCGGAGCGTTCTAGCAAATCTTTTGGAAGCGGTTTCGTTGACGGAGTATCCAGCTACGTAACCACTGCCGAAGAAGCTGCATCTAAAGCAAGCAATGATGCTATTGAAGGTATTCACAAATCGATAAGCGATTCGTTTGCTGGTCCGGGTCCGATCGAGCATTTGCTCACGATAAAACCGGTGCTTGATCTTTCCGAAATTCAAAATGGATCTGGAAAGATTGGCGGAATGCTCGATGGACTTAACGGGTATTCCATTTCGGGTAGCATGGGCATAAGCAGAGCAGCGTTCGATTCCATGACCGACAGAACCGGTGACAGCGAAGAAGTCAACAGCATCGAAAAGCTTACTGAAGTCGTTAAAGGTCTCGGTGATAAACTCGATAAGCCGGTTGAACAGAACAATAGCTTTAACTTCTATGGTCCGACAAATGACGAAATCGTTAGAGAAGTTAAGAAAACTCTCAGTAAAGACATAATCAAGGAGGGGAGAAGATGGGCATAATTACATTTAATGGCGTTAATTCTAGCGCGTTTGGTATCGAGGTCTCTTCCCCTCCTCGATACACCATACCAGAGGAAGACGTATCTCAGTTGCACGTGCTTGGAAGAAACGGGGACAGTATTCATAGATACCAGTCTTTTAAGAACATACAGGTGACGTATCCGATTACATATTTGGTTCCGAAATACCAGTATGGGGATGTCGACCTTAACGGTCTGATAACACCAGCTGACGCGACTGCCGTGTTGCACCACTTGGCTGGAACGCAAAATCCTCCTTTGACAGCTGAGCAGTTAATGCTAGCGGATGTAAATCACGACGGAGTTGTTGATGATTTCGATGCCTATGAAATACTTAAAAGTTTGGTTGGCTTGTCGGATTTGGAATTCAAAGACGCAAGCGTAAACTATATTGCTTCGAGAATTGCCGGATGGCTTCATCCGTATTTTCCCGAAGCTAAACTCGAAAATCGTCAAAAGTATTACATGGTCACCGGCAAGTTTCTTTCTACTCGCGACGGGTATTCCAGACTTATCGATACATACAATCCCGGGTTCTTTAGAAAAGCTATATGCAAAAACGCGGTCGATGTTGTTAACGTGTACGAACAAGGTGGGCTAGCTAGCATAGTTTTCGAGTGCACTCCGGAAAAATGGTATGTGTCTGGAGAAACATGGACATCCGGAGAGATTGTCGATCAGCCAGAAGCGGGGGACAACGTACCTTCGTGGTATCCTGTTAATACTGTTGGCGTCGTCAGAGGTTTTCAAAACCCGTCTTTGTTCGGGGCACGGCCTATGATAAGGATTTCGTATGACAGGGTGGTTCACGACTATTGGGACCAGTGTTATGGGATTATTAAAATCTTAAATATTCCGAACCAAGCTATGCGGATAGATAGCTCAACCGGTAGTCCTAAGATAAATTGGGATTATTACGGACTTGTAAACGAAAAGACCGTAACGTTTAAGATTCCTACAGGAACACGTCCGAGAGCCGAAACTAATCAGCTGTATATCGATTTTCAAAATGGAATGGCATATGGTGTTGCTACGACCTATCCTGACGTGACTCCAAAGGTTTACGATGTATTCAAGCATAATGATTGTGTAACTTCCCGTATTTATAAGGATACTGGGTTGTTTACTCCCGGGTATAACGCGGTATTTGTTGAGTTTGTTGCTACGTCTGATTACGACGGGCCTGCTCAAAACTTTCCGTCGTACCCTGATTTCGAAATTTTACCGAGGTGGTGGACTTTATGAGTTTCATGTACCTTTATCCTTGCAATACGGTGCGGTTCGACAACAACGGAAAAGGACCGTTATCGGATGCTATTTCTGCAAGCAGCTCGGAAGAGCTTAACGAGATACCGGAAATCGAATTCATGTATCCGGCAAACGGCTTGCAGGAAATAAAAATGGGTGATATTGTGGTTGCTCGTCCGCGAAAGAATGCTGGCGAGCATCCCTTTGTCATCGATAAAATAGAAAGACCATTCGATGGTGTTTTGTCGGTTCACGCGAGCCATTGGTCGGTCCTCTTATCTGGTGTTGTAGTGGATTCCATAGAAGGAACCACCGCCGCTGAAGTAATCAGGAAGATGCACACTGCTAAGACTGCAGATCCTCCTGGAGGTATCATAACCGAACAGTGGACTGAGTTCTATAACCGTCAGCATAATGACGGGGCGTTTCCCATGCCGACCGACTACATTCGTATGTATAACGCGAGCACTCAAGAAGCCTATACCGACGTCGATACTGACGAAGAGGGAGAAACAATATATAGGTCATTCAAGACAGAAGGTCCTACTTCGTTCAGAGCTCTTATGGGTGACGAAATCGAAGGCGGATCCTTGCTTAATGTTTTCAAAGGTGAATACAAATACGAACCGATAGTCGGAAATCAGGCCGGAACAAAAATACGTCTGCTGAAGCAAAGAGGGAAAATGACGGATGTCGTTATCCAGTATGGCTTTAACATGACCGATTTCCAGCTCGATGAGGATTGGACAGATGTCTATACTTCCTTGATACCGTTTTTCAAGAAAGACAGCACTTACATTATGGGCAGAGTTGTCTCATCCACGAAGACTTTTCCGTTTACGAAATTCATGATGCTTGACGTCACTGGAGAATTTCAAAATGGAACGCCAACAGTCGAGCAGATTACCGATGCTGGTCAGAAGTATTTCGACGAGAACAAGATAGATGAGCCCGATTTGGATCTTACTGTGAAGACGGACATATTCGAGGACATCGACGTTGATGTCGGTGATTATATTACTGTATGCTTCCCGATGTACAATTACGACGCAGTCCTTGAATGTAAGAAAATTACGGGTGATATTCTTAACGACGTTATAACTGAATTCGAATTCATGACTGTTAAGAAGAATGTCGATACGATTGTCGCTCAATCAGCAGTTGCAACGGGTGGTAACATATCCAAATCCAAGCAGGCGACATCGCCTAAAGTTGCATCGTCTGGCGGAGGCGGTGGAGGCGGCGGAACAATCTACCCGTCCAATGCAACGCCTAAGATGGACGGAAGAGATGCAGACAGCTCTCAGAGCGACACACCTGATCAGCCTGGTCCGGGTACCTCGACCCTCTATGCAAGAGGCGATCATCGCCATCCGTCAAACTCCAGAAAGCTAAATATTGGAGCGATAATGACGAACCAAGATATTGAAAATGTTTTAAATAGTTAAGGAGGCCGATATTATGGGCTATATGAATAATGATGGTCTATTGTACTTTTGGACCAAACTTAAAACAATATTTGTTCGGAAGGTAAATGGTACGGCCCCCGATGCGAACGGCAATGTTACGGTTGCTGTCCCTGGTGCGTCCTCGACGACTCCTAAAATGGATGGTACTGCTGCAGTGGGTTCCGAAACTGCGTTCGCAAGAGGCGATCATGTTCATCCTACTGACACTAGTCGAGCGGCTTCTTCGCACACGCATGGAAATATTACAAACGCTGGCGCTTTGCAGACAACTGATGTTACTATCGCAAATGGAGATAAGATTATCGTTACCGATGCTAGTAATGGCAATAAAGTCGCCAGAGCAAGCGTTAGCTTTGACGGATCTACTGAAACAAAGGCCCTTACACCGAAAGGCACTTGGGCTAACATTCCGCAAGCAGCGACCGTGGCTCCCCCGGCTAATGATGGTTCTGGCAGTGCTGGCGTATCGGTACAGTTTGCAAGAGCGGATCATAAGCATCCTACTGACACTTCGAAGGCGACCGGTAACGGTAGAATATTCTATGGTACGTCTGCTACGGCTGCTAGTACAGCAGCAAAAGTGGTAACGAGTTTGGATGCCGATGGTTTGGCATCATTTTCGTCTGAGGACTTGGTTAACGGTGCAGTGATTATAGTAAAATTTGATAATCAAAATACTGCTAGTTCTGTTACGCTGAACGTGAATAACACCGGCGCAAAAGCCGTTAAAGTTATCCGAGCTGGTGTTATTACGGATGCTGGTAAGTTATATGCCTGGGAAAAGGGACCGTACATGTTTATCTATGACGGAACTAACTGGATCATGCAAGCGGAGAATACCACCCCGTACGAATCTACTCCCGAGATGAATGGAACGGCTAATAAAGGTACTTCGAACAATTACGCAAGAGGCGACCATGTTCATCCGATAGATACAAGCAGAGCTCCTTTGAATTCTCCGGCACTAACGGGCACACCAACGGCTCCGACTGCTGACGCTGGTACGAACAATTATCAGATCGCTAATACGGCATTTGTGCAAGCGGCAATTGCGTCCGCAGTATCTGGCGTCGCATCGTTTAAAGGGGCGGTAACAGCTCAGAGCACGATTGATGGCACAGCGAACATTAAAACCGGCTGGTATTGGGTCGTCCAAACTGCTGGAACATATTATGGTCAGGACTGTGAGGCTGGGGATTTCATTTATGTAACAGCTTCGTCTCCCGTTAGGAAGACCGGAGATAGTACCAAGTGGGCCGATTCGAACTTCGCAATCATTCAGACGAACATTACGCCTATGACAAATTCTGAGATCGACGCAATAGTCGCATCTTAATTGCCCATGAAAGGAGAAAATCAAAATGGGTTACTTAAACAATAGCGGGTTAACCCGTTTTTGGAATGCTATAAAAAGCAAGTTCATTAGAACGATAAACGGAATCGGACCTGACGCCAACGGAAACGTATCGGTCGACACCTGCGAGTTCATCAACGGCACACAGACAGCTGCTACCGGCTCGTTTACCGGTGTCAGCCGCGATACCAGTCTTTATGACGGTAAGCATATTATCTATCGCTTACCTTATGCCGGATCCGGAAATGCTACACTTAACCTCACATTGGCAGACGGAACGACAACCGGTGCTAAGAACGTTTGGAGAGCTCCGGGAACTCGTTTAACCACACATTATGCTGCTGGCAATTTTATCGGTATGACATATTTCCAATCTGACGATTCCTGGCATTGTGACGTAGACGTCGATACTGATAGCTATGCCTATGGTGTAAGATTATATTACAGCATTTATAAGGCGAAAACAGCGCTTTATCGTTACCAAATTGTTCTTACTAGAGACGAGAACACTGTTCTTCCGGTGAATGCTGTAGACAATAATGTTGGTACGACAAAGCAGTTAACCACTGATGAGTTCGATCCGTTTGGCGAGATTTACTGGTACTGGACGACCACTACAATTAGCGCTGGAAGCTATGTAGCCGGTTCGAATCTCCTTTCACAGTATTGGCTTGTTGACCTGAGATATTCATTTAACACAGGTGCAACGCTCACTGCATATAAGGATGTCTATCTGGTGTGCGAACCGAGACCTAATGGAAAGGCCGTTCTCGCACCGAATCCGATTTCACAGACTCTGCCTAGCTCTGAAGATGGATACGTATACATAAGACTTGGTAAGGCATACGATACGTATCGAATCACTCTCGACCTGCATAAGCCGCGGTATTATTACGCTAACGGTGAAATCCGTGAGTGGACAAATGCCCCAATGGACGCTAAGCTGGCAGAATACAATACTGATGAGGACGTATTCCAGATCCGTCATGCAAAGGCAGAAAAGCCGTCGTATAATTCCGAGGTCGTTCGTAAGATCACGGGCGGGACGTTGGCGTGGAATCAGCTTATTCAGAATGGCAATTTTGAATCTACTAATAATTGGAGAGTGTATACTCCTGCAAACGGGCAATTAGCGGCTTCCGACAATGTTATGACAATAACATATTCGGTTGAAGGCACTGGAGGATACGCCTTTGGATTAATCTATACTGGAACCATGCAAGTTCAAGCTGGGCATAAATATTTGCTAAAAGCTAGCGTGAATCCAAATTTCGATACAAAAATTGACTTTGAACTTGGTACAGGTATCGAGCATGCGCGTTCGGCTCAAATAAATAGCTGGACAGATATGTCTGTAGTTGTACAGCGCCCGAGCTGGAGCCAAGGAAACTCCATTATTATCAAACCTGTATTTTCTTCTATTGTAGTTGGAAGTACATTAAAGGTTCGAAATTTCCAAGTTTTCGACCTCACCCAAACGTTCGGCTCAACTATCGCGGATCGTATTTACGCGCTTGAGCAGGCTACGGCAGGCGCCGGTGTCGCATGGTTCCGTAGATATTTCAATAGGGATTACTATGAACCCGCTCAAACTCTCGCACATACGTATTTCGATCAGTATGAGACGACGGGGTTTAATTTGTGGGATGAAGAAGTTGTGATGGGCTACTTCGTTGGAGGATACTGGTATACTGATACAGTACACATAGCAAGTAAATATCCCATCGCAGTTATGCCCAACACGACGTATTATCTCAAATGCTCGAGTCCGGCATATGTTACATACTGGAAGAACCCAGTTATGAGCGGATCGTCCAACACTGAAGAGTTCATATCTCGAACCTCGGATGTTGGTGGGTATACTTTCACTACGCCGTCCAATTGCAGAGCCATACATATCAACCTCGGAGAAGCGTATGGTGCGACGTATAAGCACGATGTTTGCATCAACCTCTCCGACGCATCCAGAAACGGTCAGTACGAACCTTATCGGTACAGCAGAATAACGTTCTTTGACGATCCGGTTCTGCTCAGAGGCACCCCGTATCTCGACGAGAACGATAATCTCCGATTTAACGGTGATACTTTGGAAGCGACCGGAAAGCTTACTAGACGGTACGGCGTGGTCGATTTAGGGACGCTGAATTGGACGTATGTTACCACAGGATCAAGCGTGGCTCCGTATTTTTATGCAAACACCAGTAGCTTCCCACAAGGCAACATAAAATTTGTTGGCAACTCGTGGGATGTCGTATATCCGATCATTTGCAGCAAATATACAAGCGTTATACGGAACCAAACGTATTTTGTCGATAAAACAATCACGGCTGATAATGATGGTGGAGTAGTGGCGCAGATTCAAGTTAAAGATTCTGCCTACACCGATGCCGCGACATTCAAAACAGCCATGAATGGTGTCTACCTTGTCTACGAACTCGCCACTCCCACGGAAGAGGAATTCACCCCGATCGATGGTCCATTGGTATCGGATCCGCTGGGCCTGGAAGTCATAGCTAAGTCAGATTGGGACGATACTCCTATCCTCGCGCAGATGGATATTCTGTACGCTAACGAGGTACGTGCGAACGTCGAGATGATTGCAACCAACAAGGTCATTGCTTCCAGGAATTCCGGTGATAATTCTTCTGGGATATACTACGGAACGTGTTCGACTGATGCAGCTACGGCTGAAAAGGCAGTTGTGTGCGAAGATTTCGACATTACGAAACTGGTACCCGGAGCAATGATAACGGTTAAGTTCTTGAACACAAACAGTGCTGCTGTTGGTAACCTGACGCTTAACGTTAACTTCACAGTTGCAAAGGGCATTCGATATGTTTATAACGGTAGTTATAGCACAATTCCAGGCGCTGGATATTTGAAGGAAAATCAGATATATCAGTTTACTTACGACGGAACGTACTGGGTCGTGCAGATGATGTACAATACAGATACAGCGCCGAATCGCCTATATCTTTCGGATGCTAAAAGAAAGGTATATACGAATTTGTATCGTTATCAGGTCTGCTTTACAAAAGACGAGGAGTATATTCTTCCGGCCAATGCCGTTGACAACAGCACGGCCACAACAAAGCAGTTGACGACCGAATCGTTTGATCCGTTTGGCCCGATATTCTTTTATAGCTCAACTACTACCGTTGCTGCAAATGGATTAGTAGCATCTAGCACTCTTTATTTTGCAACGACCGCCTGCGATCTACGATACTCATTCAATACCGGAACATCGTTGACGGCCAATAAGCATGTCTATCTTAAATGCCAGCCTCAGAGCAACGGAAAAGTCAAAATGGCAACCACTAATCCAATCGTTCAAGCACTTCCAACAACCGAAGATGGATATGTTTATATTCTTCTCGGAGTCGCTTACGATACTTATCGTATCTGCTTCTTTGCAACTAAGCCGATATATCACTGCGTAAACGGTGAGATACGAGAGTGGACAAAGGCGCCTTACATTCCGGCTGGAGGATCTGCTAACCAGGTTCTTAAGAAATTGTCCGCTGACGACTACGACTACGATTGGGAAACGTTGGATATTCATAACGTTCCTTCTGGCGGTTCAAAGGATCAGGTTCTTACTAAGAACAGTGCAACGAATTACGATTTTAGTTGGAAGACACCGGCAAACACCGGCTTGCCAACGGGCGGCAGTCTCGGCCAAGTTCTCGCTAAGAAATCGGCTACGAACTATGATACTGAATGGATTAATCCTCCGTCTGGAGTCAAGATTTACAACATTACGTATAATAGTTCGACGCACACTTACGCACTTCCTGATACTTTTGCCAACGTTAGAAATCAGTTTCTTGCTGGAAATATCGTTATTCTATCAAGTGGCGGCGGCACACTGTATTACTTGTCTGAGGCCTCTGCTAATACGTTGGTATTTACGTCGGCTGTTACAGATGATTACTTTGTATACCGACTCGAATGGCTAAGTTCTGATACAGCCATAAGCGAAGAAATTGAGATATCGCTTTATAATAATTACGTTCCTAGCGGCGGTACGACTGGTCAGTTCTTGGTGAAGAAGAGCAATACGAATTTCGACTTGCAATGGGTCACGGTTCCTAATGCGAATGGGGTGAGTTTCTAATGGCTAATTATTTAACCACAGATACTGAGCTCGGCCTTGTAGCAGATGCTATTCGAATGAAGGGCGGAACAACGGGACAGTTGGCGTTTCCGGTTGGGTTTGTTCAAGCAATAAACGCTATCAACACAGGCGGTTCTGGAATAACGGAATACGAAAGCGGAACATGGACTCCGACTTCTAACATAGCCAGAGGCACCATCAATTTCGCTAATTCGCATTCGGCTCCTCCATCTATAGTATTCCTTTCGGATGTAACGAACGATGAGGACATTACAGCGAATACGAACTTCGTATTTATTTATCTGGATGCTTATAGAGCACTTGGGTCTATATTCCCGTATTCGTCCACTGCTAAGCGTTATTCTGTCATTAGCTACATATACAGAGGTACTAGCACATCATCTCTGAGCAACGGTAACGAGTTGACTAGATATTCATCGAGCAATGCCAGTGCGACTAACTACAATTATAGTCGATATTGGGCAACGAACACCGGATTCTATCCGTACACCAACTCTACATCTCGTTATTGGAGATCCGGAAGAACGTATAAATGGTATGCAATTTGGTTGCCGGACGCACGCCCGGACGTTTAATTTTTTAGAAGGAGTTATTCAAAATGGATAAACTTAATGAATACATTGACCTGCTTTGGTCGCAGGTTGGAAAAGGAATTTACGTCTACGGAGGTAACGGTGAGGATCTGTCCGCCATGACGGAGGCACAGAGAGACACTTATATTCGTAAGCGTGAAACAGAGACCAAGAATTCGACTACTGGTAAGGTCAATTACACTAAAGAACAGAACGTCGAACGGTGTAAGAAGCTTTATGAAAAGAGAGTTAAGGCAGGGGTCAAACCGATCCTCGCTTTTGACTGCTCCGGTCTTCAGTACTGGGCTGGCAAAAAGACCGGCGTGATCAAGTCTGATCTTTCTGCTAACACCCTTTATGGCAAGTGCACTCCAGTGGAAAAGAAAGACGTTAAGCGTGGCGACTACTGCTTCATGCATAACGGCAAGAAAGCAACGCACGTCGGAATGTACGTTGGTGACGATATTATTATCGAATGCCAGGGCAGAGACGTCGGTGTTGTGACTAACAAGCTTTCCAAGACGACCGTGTTCAATCGCTTCGGACGTTATCCTGCGTTTGAAAACAGTAATGACGATAAGCCGATTCCCGAACCGATTATTCCTATCGTGCCTGATCCTGAACCCAATCCGAATCCTCAGCCCGATCCTCTCAAGCAGAAGTACGTTGTGATCAACGGCAAAATGAGAATTATCGACGACAAGAAGGTTCCTGATATTCGCGTGCATATTCGCGATGGCAATGGGACGGATAACAATGTGCTTAAGACGGCATATTCCGGCGAGCGTTATCGGCTGATCAAGCAGGAAGACGAAGATCCGCATTGGTACAGAATCGAATACAAGGGTGCAAAGAGCGGAGAAGCTTGGATTTCTTCCAACGCACGTTATACTCACGTCATTCCGGTTGACTAAGGTCGGTGATAAATATGGAAAAATGGATTCCTGTCATCGTTGCTATCATAGGCAGCGGTGCGTTGTCCGCTTTGATCACCGGGATCTTTACGGAACGTGCAAATAGAAAGCGTATCGAGGACGGAACACAAGCAGGCGTTAGAATGATATTGTATGCATGGGTCAAGATGCTCGGAAAGGGACATATCGAAAAAGGATATGTTACTGTGGAAGAACTTGAGGACCTGAAAGCAATGCATGCAATTTATCACAATGAGTTAAAAGGTAACGGATTCTTGGACACGATCATGGACAAAGTTGAAAAGCTTCCTGTTAGGTGATAAACATGACTAAGCCCAAAAAGAAGAAACGTCTTGAATTTTATCAAAAATGGATTGTCGTCTGTATGGTTGTAACCATAGCCGCAGTTGCAACTTCCTTTGTACTGGCGTTCTTAGGAATGGACACAGTGCAGGAATTGTCGATTAGCATGGTCAACCAGGTCCTTACTATGGACATGTTTACTATTCTAGGATACGCATTCCAGAATAGTGCTCGTGCATATGTATCGGATAGGTTTGGCTACAAGAAAGAAGACGAAGAAATTGGAGGTTAATTATGGAAGATATTTTGAGAATTGTGTTGTATGTTCTCGGTGGGGTGCTAACGGCGATCGTCGTGTTTGCTGTAAGCAGATATGTGATTCCGTGGCTTAAGACCAAGCTTGGGGATGAGAAGCTCACTTATATTCTGACTATGGTTCAGGAATTTATGAGTGCAATCGAAGAGAATCCCGAAGGAAAAACTGGTCCCGAAAAGGCAGAATGGGTTATAGATCGCGTTATGGAGATCTTCCCGAAGCTTAATCGTAGTTTCATCAAGGCGCTTATTAACGGTTCTATGCGTTTCTTGGAGCAAGAAGGAATTGTAAACTATCAGAAGGATAGACACGTATAATGTGGCCTGAAACTAAACCCATTAAGGTTAATCTTTCTAAATTTGATGTCATCGAGATTATCGAGGTGTCCGATCCTCATTTCGGGAACGAATGCTTCGATCAATCTCGATGGAATCGTCTGTGCGAATATATTCTTGCAGAACCGAACCGTTTCGTTATCTGGGCAGGCGACCTTATGGAAAACGCCATTCCCGGAAGCAAGAGCAATCCTCTTACCCAAACCATGACCCCTCACGAACAAAGAGAGTATGACGAACAAAGAGAGTATGTTGTGGCTATGTTCAAGATGTTCAAGGATCGTACTCTTGCTATCGTAGACGGTAATCATGAATATAATCGCTCAACCAAGGCTGCTGGTTTGTATCCTTTGTATGACGCAGCCTGTATAGCAGGTCTCGAAGACAGATATAGATCTTCTTATGCTATTCTGGACGTTAAAGTCGGAAACAAAGCTAGAGGTCGTAAGGGTGAAGCAAACACGTTCGTCGGATATATTTGCCATAAGACGAAGAAGATGAAGAACTTCGCAGCAACGGACTTTCTTGAAGGTTTTGACTTTGTAGTGGGTGCTCACGATCATGAGCCGGAAGACCATCCGAGGGCACATTTGTGCTACGACAGACAGAAAAGTATTGTTTCGTTTAAGAGTGTTGAGCACATCGATAACGGGGCTAACTTGCTGTTCGGAGGTTATGCTGCTCAGGGCGGCGGAAGGCCTAAGTCCATGAAGATGTATAAGCTTATCTGCTACGGCGATCGTGATAAATCCATTCAAACACTTGGCTACTATATATGAGGTGATGATCTATGGAATCAAAATACAATCTTTTAACAAGACTTCTTAAGAATATTAAGAATGTTGTCAATCCTGACGGAAGCATAGCAGGTGGCGGCAGTGGTGTGCTGGTTGTGCACGTGATAAACGATGCAACTACAGGCGATCTGGTCCTCGATAAGACGTATCAGGAAATCGAAGACTCGGGATTTTGCGTGTTGCACTATGTGCAGGAAGTAGGTGACGACGTCCGTACGCATATGAGCGCTCTTAGCGCGCTCGTTGTTGGTGGCAGCGGCCAGTACGCAGTTAACTTCGAGAATAATGGTGGAACTGTATTCTTGGCATCGTCCCGAACAGACCATCCAAGGTACCATGATGGCAAGTGACCAAGGAGGTAATGACTTATGGAATCAAAATACAATCTTTTAACTAGACTTCTTAAGAATATCAAGAATGTTGTAAATCCTGACGGGAGCTTGGCAGGTGGCACAATGATTGTGCACGAAGTTGAACAGCGCGGTGAGACGTTTTTGGAAGGAACGCTTCCGAATGTAGACGGATATGCGTGGAGTGAAAGCGAAAAAGACGGGAAATGCTATGTTAGCGTAGCCGTAGACCTCGCGGACGTGGAACTGTTCGATGTCACAGTTAGCATTGGGGACAATTATTACAGCGTTGATAACAACGATCTTTCGTACCTTAACGGCACGCTGACAATCGAAGTAGGTCAGAAAGGGATTGGCAGATACGGCTACACGAGCGAGGAGGAAATTGCAGGTCTTAACATCGCCGTGTACACTGGATCGATTGTTCTCGACAAGACCTACAAGGAAATCGCGGACGCTGGCTTTGCTGTTTTGCACTTAGTCGCGGAAGGTGGTACTAATCTCAAACCGTTGGTATTCTTCGGTTTCTCGGAGGAGAATGGCGCCAGGATCGTGTTCGAGGGAGATATCGGGGTAGATAGCTATATCGCCGAAACCGAAAACGATTATCCGGTGCTCGTTCAAGAAAACTCCGGATCGGGTGGAGATGCGGAAGCTCCTCATCACGTCTAATCAATCCTACATTATTCCTACATAGTCGTTAAATAATGTAGAAGAATTGGGCATTCGGAATTTACCTCTTGGAAAATCAAAATGGTATTTTAGAATAGCCTAAAATAGAAAATGTCCTAAAATAGGGAGTTTATTGTGTAGTACAATTTAGAAAATAGTGTAAGAATGTGGTTCATTCCTACACAATTCCTACACATTAAGCTCCCTGTTTATTCTAGAATAGACGCCTTATTTACATTCCACTTTTATTTTTTCGATTTCCTCTTGCAGCCATTTCGTATCTCGTTCAGTATACACTCGCTCGGTTATATCCTTTATCGAATGTCCGACGATTCTCTTAAGTGCATACTCGTCCATCTTATATTTCTTAGCTTCAGTTACGAAATCCTTTCTAGGGTCGTGTGGACGATGATCTGGATTCAACTGATATTTCTTCATAACCTTTTTAAACCGTGCTGTGTAGTTAAATACACTCATCGGTTTGCCGTCTTCAAGCTTGAAAAACAGTTTCTCGGATCCTTTAGACTTTGCCAAATGATATTGTTCCTCGACCAGGCTCTTTATAGCGCTGTGAATAGGGACCGTTCTGTTTCGTCCACTATCGGTCTTCATTCCTCCGACAATGATATTCTGCTCGAGATCCACATCGTCTGTACTAAGCTCTAAAAGCTCTTGCGGACGGAATCCAGTAAGGCATTGGATCAGTATGATGTTTACGTAATCCTCGCCTAAATGGCTCCACAGAAGCTTCTTCTCGGCTTCGGTGAACGGTATATGTTCTTTGTTAACTTTGGACCGTTCTTTGGTGATATTCTTAGACAAATTGAACGATCGTGCAATGTTTTTATCGACTACATCGCACTCAATGGCATAGTCGTACAGCAGATTCAGCAAGATCTTTATATTTGATTTAACGTTGGCGGACGCTTCACGATCACGTCCATTTATTTTTCTTGTAGCGCTTTCTACGACATCTTTAATGTCTTTAATTCTGGCATCTGCGACCTTCGTGCTATACAACGGGGAAAGATATTTCCAGGCTGTCTTGTGAGAAGCTACACTGGAATCAGATCCGAGATCGCGATAGTACTTTTCAGACCATTCATCGTATAGCTCTTTGAACGTGATATTTTGGTCTTTCGTATGGTCGGACGTATTGTATAGCATCAGAGCCTGGTAAGCTTCATTGTACGTTCTGAAGTAGCCCTTAGGTGATAAAAGCTTACAAATAGGCTTTCCGTTTTCTCCGATGCCGACAGTTACTATGACCCTAAATGGATTGCGCAATTTACGGCCTTTGATCTCTGATATTTGACCAAAGCCGTTTGGCAGACGTTTAGCCTTAGTACGTCTGACAGAAGTTTGGTGGATATCCTTCATGGGATAGCCACAATTAGGGCACATTACGGCCTTATCACTGATATTCTTAGAACATTCCGGACAAGTAATTAGCATTTGCAATTTTCACTCCTTTCGTAATTTAATCCTACACCTAACTCGCGAAAATAGCAAGTGGCTTTATAGGAAAAACAAGGAGGTAACTATAATGGCAAAGAAATTGACATTTGACGAAAAAAACGACAGACGGGCGTGTGTACTTGTAGGATTAGGAATCCTGAATACGGTAACACTAGGGGGCCTATCCCCGATTGTGGTACCAATTCAAGCGATAATTTTCAACAAGTTCATGGGCGAGCCGTACAAAGAAAAGTCGAATAAAGGAACGTTGCATAAGGAATAGTATCAAATCCTTGGCAAGAAATGAGGTTTCGGGATTCTAATAAGAATCCCGTTTCCTTTTATTTTATCATAATTCGCGAAAAAATCTTCTTGTATTATAGGATAGAACCTAAAAATGAAAGGAGAATAAAACTATGGGTAAGGTTTTACACGCTATCAGATTAGTAGGAGATGTTATCGACACGGTAGCGCTCGGCGGTTTTGGGCCGATCAGAGTGCCGATCGATATCATCGACGACTATACGAGAATCGACAAAACTAAACTTATGAAGCATATGACTGATGATAAAGGTAATATCGTATTTGAAAAAGGAAAAGATTATAAGGAAGTAAAGGACGCCTAACAAGCGCCCTTTATTTTTTCGCGACAAAAGCATGCTGTGTTATAGGAGAAATCCTATAACTTTGAAAGGGGAATTAAGAAAATGCTGAAGATTATGGACGAAGCGAAGAACACATTCGACAACTGGTCGAACAAGGTCAACGAAAGAAGAGAAAGGAGAGTTGAGAAACGACTGATGCACGAAACGTGTCGGGAGCTTGGCCGGATAGTTAAGCTGATGAAGAAAATGGATAAGTATATAGAGAAACAAAAAGAAAAGGAAGTAAAGAGCGCCTAACAAGCGCCCTTTATTTTTTCATAACGCAGGTACCCAAAATGGGTATTAAATTAATAGCATCTAGTAAAAGGAGGAAATGTACATGCTTTATTTCTTTTTAGGACTGGCCGTTGGAATCGTTCTTACGGCGATCGGATTCTGCATCTGGATATTTAAGGCCGGATCGGGTGAAATTCAGATCTATTACGACGACGGACGGATTTATCCGGTTTTAGAAGTTAACTCAATCAAAGATATTGAAAAAAAATATTTGTTGCTAAAGACGGTTAAAGTTAAATACGAATAAGTTAATTCGCGATAATAACATGCCATATTATGCGAAACTATTTTGAAAGGAGATGGATTTATGAACGATTACAAAGACGAATTTTTGGACGTAATCATTGATTGGTACAAGGATGAGATCAGTAAACTCGGAATTGGTACGATCGAGCGTTCCAGAGCAGTTGAGGATTTGAAGAAGTTACTCGAGGTTCGAGAATCCAGAAGAAACAACGTCGAGTCACGAATGGACAAAGAACGGGAAGCTTATATTGCTTTTGAAAAGGAGGAAGCCGAAAAAGAACAGGCTAAGAAACTTGAAGAAGAAGCAAAAAAGCTCGAAGAAGAAAGAAAAAAGAGTGAACGAAAGGATAAAATTTGGAAGAGGATTATCGATGGAGCACAGATCTTCGGATCGATACTGACTGTGATCGCTATGATCGTATTCACGTGGTTTGGACTCAAACTGGAGTACAATCAAGGAAATGCGACATCATTCACGTTGAAGAACTGTTTGAAGTCGTTGACTAACAGAAAGTGAAGCAGATGGAAGAGCTTGTGAAATTCACGGGCTCTTCTTTTTTCTTTACAATATTCCGTTTACGTAGTATAATATACCAAATCTGATGCTGAAAGGAGAAAATCAAAATGATTCGAGTTTACTACGATGGAACGGGATATACGTGCCCGATGTGCGGAGGATCTATGATCCCGTCTGGAGGTGGAGATTGGGAATGCAGCGAATGTGATATTCCAGGCGAAGAAACATGGGACGATGAAGAAAAAACAGGATATCTCGATATCGACGAGGAGGCGTGGTATGAATACCTATCTGAATCAAGGAAAGAAACCGAAAAAGAACTGGAGTTTCAATTTAATCATTTCATGAACGAGAAATAAACTCGCGTAAAAATCCTCTTGTATTATGCAGAAAATGCAAATATTTTACAGGGGGATTTTAACAATGAACAAAAACGGAAAGAAGAACAATGAATGGAACACGTTGACCATCGGAGGGAAAATCGGTTGGCTGGCGTATCTTATTGTATGCTCGCTGACACTCGGCTTGCCGGACATTGTCATCAGCCTGATCTTGATGCCTATGGCACTTATGACTATCTATAGGCACTATGAAGGTTTTGACAGAGTCACGGAAGGGCTGAAATATGTCGGCAGAGTAGCATTAGGAATGCTTGTGTGTATGATTACTTTCGACGCGATGCAGTGGTACGTCATTTTTGGAGATTCGGATAACGCTGAGGAATTGCTTAAAGGCAGTAAAAACGTTGCATTTGTAGTAGCAGACGAAGTAAATTGGGAGGACTGAACAAGTCCTCTCTTCTTTTTTATTTTCGCGAAAAATTCACACGATATTATGAGAGAAATCTCGCATAATATTATTTTGAAAGGGGAACTTAAAATGAACGGAGCAGGAAAGGTATTCTGGTATTCGGTTGTGATTTTGGCAACTGGAGGACTTGCTTTACCAATTCTTATGATTTGTGAGAGCAATCGTGAAAAAAGAGAAATGCGGAGAGGACTCGAAGAAGAGTTGAAGAGAATGAAGGAAAATGATAACAAGGAGTATAAAGTAATAAGATGTAAAAGGATTAGGATTAAAAAGTAAAGGGCACAACGCCCTTTATATTTTTTCCCAACCTTCAACTGTATTCCGTTCATGTGAACATTATAAGTCTTATAATGTGAACACTTTTATTCTACAATTGACCTAGATTAAGCGAAGGAGGTACACCATGAATGAAAACTACGAACAAGGATCCGTGCCAGTTGCCGAAGCAGCTAGAGTATACGGAAAGGACCCGTGCTGGATACGAGCCGGGTTAATTTCTGGCTGGCTTCCGATAGGATTTGCAACACGGAGAGGCAAGAAAGTAACAAACGTCAATGAAATCAATTCCAAATTTGGGAGAATAAACTATTATATTTCTCCTCGACTATTGTACGAGCAAACAGGCTACGTATGGAAAGGAAAGAATCATGTCAACTAAAATTAAGCCAGAGCTTAGCAAAAAGAATCCTCATTATATTTCAAAGTTCAGATTCTACGAACTGAGAAATTACTGCCTTCAGTACTTTGAATGGAAAGCTGCTATTCGAAACGCTGACGGATACAAGTGCCGAAGCAGATTCATTGTTGTTCCACCGAACACTGATCTAGTCCAGGAAAGCTATGTTGAAAAAGCCGTTATCACGAGAGATGATTTGGCAATCCGCATTAGAACAATCGAGCTGGCTGCTGAAATGGCAGATAAAGAGCTTGCACCATGGATATTAAAAGGCGTGACCATTCCGGCATCGTACGAATATCTGAGCGCAAAACACAATATTCCGTGCTCAAGAGACACGTACTATAAACGCTATCGAAAGTTCTTTTGCATTCTCGACAAGCTTCGTGGGTAATGACTATGCGATGGCACTACGACGAGGATCTTAGCGAGTATTACGCTAAACCAAAGCATGGAGAACTATATTACTGCGATCACGTAGTATACAATCGATGCACCCTGTATAAAAAGGGAAATTTGGGGCTAGCCGTAATACAGCAACGGTATAAGAATAAATTGACTTACTGGGCCGGTCTTGATCCTTGGCTTGTGGACAAGATATTTGAGAATCCGGAGTTCGAAGACTATTTCTTCAAGCGAGCCGGACATCGAGACGAGAACGGATTATATCCCACAGTTACGGTTAGACAAATAATGTGGGCATTAAGGATGAAGCCTTTGCGAAAAGAGCCGTGGGAAACGGTATTTGATCGCAAAGATATTTAGTTCGCGGCAAAAACAGAATTCTTTATGAGAACAAGAAAGGAGAAAAAGTATGCCTAATGAAAAAGAACAGATTGTTGTAAAAGTAATACAGGTTGCTGGAATGGTATTTACAGGAATTGCAGCGGCCTGTACTATGGTGGTAAGTGCTGTGAATGCAAAGAATGAAGGTAAAACTCTGAAATCAATGTTCAGCCGTAAAGGGTCCTAACAAGGGCCCTTTATTTTTGTACCATGAACACTTTGGTGGACGGAGCAATGCTTCACGAGCAAGAGATCCTGACATTGTACGACTACATGGATCGGTATTATATTTTGCCACCAGCGTATGACATGACGAAATATGAATCGATCTCGTTTGGAAGATGGGCTATCGAAGAGGTGATAGGTATGCTAGCCGATTTTCCGGATAGGGATGTTGGCTCGATTCTGGAAGAATTCGAGATAACCCTTCGTGCAATGTCAGCAAGAGGAACCGTCGTTTCCAGATATTTCGAAATAGCAGCAGATACTGTTATAGAAATAGGGATTCTGTTAGGTGAAATGGAGGTATAACAAAATGAGCGTAATTAACAAAGTTGCATCATTCACGGACAAGCATGCACCCGATATATTAGTCGGTGTTGGGATTGCTGGAATGGTGACAACTGTAGTCCTATCGGTTGCGGCTACTCCAAAAGCTATGAAATCGATAGAAGAAAAGAAGAAGCAACTTAACAAAACAAAGTTGACAGTATGGCAAACGGTAACGGCTGGATGGAAGTATTACGTTGGGCCAACGGTTGTTGGACTTGCTTCGATCGGATGCTTCCTTGGATCTAACGGGATCCAGAATAAGCGGAATCTCAATTTGGCCACCGCATGTGCGATACTCGAAACAAGCTCTAGGCGCTATGCAGAAAAGGTCATAGAGACCATTGGAGAGAAGAAGGAACAACAGATTCGAGACAAGATGGCGGAAGAAGATATCAAAAAGAATCCAGCCAGAGGTCAGGAGGTTATGTGTACGGCTGGGGGAGACACGTTGTGCTACGATTCGAAGAACAAGATATATTTCAAATCGAGTTGGAACAAGATCAAGAACGCAGAGAACGCGATCAATGCACAGTTGAATACATCCGAGGATCCTGATTTGTTTGTTCCGCTGAACGACTTCTTCTACGAACTTGGACTCCCGATGACAGACTATGGAAAGATGGTCGGATGGAAACGGGACTCTGGATATTTGAAAATCACAAGGAGCAGCCAGCTTACAGAAGACGGAACTCCGGTTCTGGTTTTCGACTATTCGTATTCGGCCAAGTATGGAAGATACGATTAAGTAACAGTTCGCGAAAAAAACAAGCATATTGATGAGAGAAAACCACTGGTGTAATGGGAGCACGCTCTAATTAGAGAGGACTAGTTCGATTCTAGGAAAGGCTTTCTCTTTTATTTTTTCAGGAGGTTGTATCGCATGCCAGCAGGACCAGTAAACTACAGAATGGCTGAAGACCTTAGAAGAGCCAGACGAATCAACGGAGGAAGATCGAAGCAACATGACCCGTTCGACGATTTGAGAGCGGCTATCGTATTGCAGGCGATCCAAGATTGGAACGACGGATTCGAGCATATTACAAAACGCTACAATGCATCGAGTCTTCAAGAACTCAGAAAAAGATATCCCAAGCAATCCGATTGGGCGAAGGTATGCACGAAACATGTGCTATGGATGATGGATGCCGAACGATTCTTCAGAAGTGAATACTGCGAAGATCTGTGCGGCATCGGAGGAGCTCTTATCCTGAAGAAACTTCGGGAGCAAGGAAAAACAAATTTGAGGAAAGCATATGTAAATTCCTCAAAAACAACAAAAACTGCTTAATTGGTGAAGAGCCAAAAAATAAAAAAACAAAGGAGAAAAAAGCAATGGACGAACTCAACAACACCAACATGAACACGGAACTCACGAACAACATGGACACCCAGAACACGACGGAAGTAGCAACCGGAACCGAAGACTCTACTTCGTATGGCAAGGGCTATGGCGTGGCATTCGGCCTCGGTGCACTCAGTGTGATCGTCGGCTACGGAATCTATCGTGGCGTGAGATGGGTGATCGGCAAGGCCAAGGCGAAGGCTGATGAGATGGCTGCGGAAGCAGAAGAAGCCAAAGAAGAATAATCAAATATAGCGAAAAAAGCGGGAGGTGTCATTTACATGGCACCTTCTGTTTTCTTCCGGAAAGGAGGATGTTTTGCGTAAAAAATGCACGTACATGTACGACGGACCAGTCCTTAGTTTCGATCGAGGAATAGATAAAAGATATTTCGCTCTTACGACGGCTGTGTCCGAAAATCAAGCGCGAAATAATCTAACTTTCCGTTACAAGATGGAAAAAGGATTCGCACCAAATGCCAGGATTTCTCTTCCTGGAAAAATTATATTGGTGACTTAATAGGAGGTTACATGGCAGAACTATCCAAGAAAGATATTCAGGTAAAGCCGGTAGTAAAGACTCCGGCAAAAGTAAAAAAGAAAGGCAAGTTCGCTTCATTCGTTGACAAATTCTTCGTCGAAGACGTTCGGAGTGTAGTTAAGTGGGGTGTCCAAGAGGTTGCGATCCCGGCACTTAAGAAGTTGCTTGTGGAATTCGTTGATAATACTATGAATTCCATGGTGTATGGGCTCGGAACGAATGATCCCAGAAGAAGAGGATCGGCTGTCAGCAACATATCATATCGTGAATACTGGTCTCGTCCAACACGTGAGGAGCCGAGACCGTCTCCCAGAGATGATATTTACAGCTTCGGTACAATCGAGGTTCCGAGTGAACGAGCTGCCGTGGACGCGCTAGAACAGATGCGTGATATTATCTCACGATACGGTTTGGTTACGGTGGCACATTTCCTTGAAATGGTGAGAATTCAGCCGAGAAGCACCGACTTCAACTATGGTTGGACTAGCCTCGCAGGTGCAAAATATAGACGGATGCCGAACGGCTGGTATGAGATTTCTTTACCGAGGGTGATGCAGATCGATGACTAACGTAGACCATCCTTCTCATTACCAGTCCGGTAACGGCGTGGAAGTAATCGATGTAATTGATGCTTTCACAGATGTTGTAGCCTTCGACCTCGGGAACGTAATTAAATACGTTTGTAGATGGAAAAATAAGAACGGGATCGAAGACCTTAAGAAAGCAAAATGGTATTTGGAACATGCTATTGCAAAGTTAGAGGTAAACAAGAATGAGCAAATTTATAAATAATGTATCGAACAGTATGAGGACTGCCGGATTCCAGGTTCGAAAATATAGTCCTGAGATTATGATCGGCGTAGGCATTGTTAGCGCAATTGCCGGTGTGATTATGGCGTGCCGAGCAACACTCAAAGCAAAGCCGGTCGTCGAAGAGCATAAAAAGAGAATCGAGGCGATCCACGAGGCGTATGAAGATCCTGAGGTTAACTACTCTGAGCAGGCAAAGAATAAAGACGTAACGAAGACATATGCGTATACCGGCTGGCAGCTCATCAAGCTGTATAGTGTTCCGGCTGCGCTTATTACGTTGTCATTTGCAAGTTTCCTCGGATCGCATAAGATCATGAGCGATCGTAATATGGAAACGGCAGCTGCAGCAATGGCCTTCTCCACGATGGTTAAAGGGTATCGTGAACGTGTTGCTGAAAAGATCGGCAAGGACGAAGAAGGAGCTCTTTGGATCAAGCCTACGAGAGAAGAGCTTATGAAGGCTGCCGAAGAAGCAAAAGCCGATGACGATGTCAAATCGAAGAAGCGCAGGAATAAGAAGGATCCGTATAAGCCCGGGGTCTATGCGCGTATCGTGGACGAGGCTTGTCCGTTCTGGGATCCGAATCCTGAATTTACGTTGTGGGGATTGAAGGCTGCTGAGTCGACGGCAAATAATCTTCTTGAAACACGAAGATTCCTGTTCCTCAACGACGTGTATGATATTCTCGGATTCGAGAGAACGCAGCAGGGTAGCAGGGTTGGTTGGATCTATGATCCGGCAATTCTTCATAAGATCGATTTCGGTCTGTATGATATGAGAGATCCGATGAAGGCAAGATTCCTCGACGGATCTGAACCGAATGTCATTATCGACTTCAATGTCGATGGCGTGATTCTCAATAAATTGCCGAAAGAATAATGGAGGTGCATTAGATGAAAGGAGCAGGATTAGTTGGTTTCATGGTAGGTGCGGTCGTAGGTTCGGCCGTAACCTACTTATATTTTAGAAGCAAGAACGAGGTTGTAGAGTATGAGCCGGAAGAAACGAAGAATGAAATTCCTACGGAAAAAGTTGATATTCCGAAGGCCAGTTTCGAGGAATCAAAAGAACATTCCGAATTCGTATCTCCGTATCGTTCTACATACAGCGAAAAGTACAACCAAACGGTCGAATTGCAAAAAGACCAAATGGAAGCATCGAAATCGAATAAGCCCCAGGTGATAGAACCCGGTCTATTCGGAGACGATCCCGAGTACAGCAAATTTACTCTTAAATATTACAAAGACGGGGTCCTTCTTGACAGCTCTAACAATCCGATAGAAGATGTCGAGGGAACCGTAGGAGAGGACTTTGCCGATCATTTCGGGGAGTACGAAGAGGATTCGGTGTATATTCGTAACGATGCTATTAAGTCATATTTCGAGATCCTGTATGTCGATTATGACTTCATGGACAATGAGTAGTCCGAAACTACGTAAGGAGTAAACAAACGAGTTGAAACATTTATATTTTGAATGGCTTTATCAACTCGTATGCGGCCATGAGATCGCGTCCTATAGACGTCTTCTTAGGTTCCTTTTCGATACGGATTTTTACTATCTGCTCGACATGGACAGTAATAGAGGCGTTGATGGACTCGATCTCAGGTACCAGTTTTGTTACGAACACAAATACGAGTATTCCTTGCTTGGCACGGAATTGAGTGATAAACCATGTAGTGTATTAGAGGTTATGATCGCTCTGGCACTGAGATTCGAAGAAGGCACGATGTACGACCAAGATATTGGTGATAGGCTGCCTATGTGGTTCTTTGACATGCTTCAGAGTCTCGGTTTGGCTGGTATGGACGACTATAATTTCAACGAAGCAAGAGCCCAAGTTATCATCACGAATTTTCTCAACAGAGATTACGAACCTGATGGTATAGGAGGGCTCTTTTATATTCCAGATTATGATAGAGACCTGCGAGAAGTTGACCTTTGGTGTCAAGCTTGCTGGTTCTTCGACAGACAACTATAAAGGAGAGTTTTATTATGGGAGAATTCATTTCAAAGCACCCGTTTCTTACACTTGTTGGTCTTTCGATTATTTGCGGCAGTGTTGTTAACTGCGTGCGAATCATCAAGGATCCTGAAGCAGCGAAGGTTAAGCCGATTCAGTTTGTGTTTAATTCGAAAAAAGGAGACGAGAAAGGGGCTTAATTAATGATGGACTTTTTGAAGATCGCAGTCCGATCAACAAAACGAGGGGTTGAGATCTATCCGAATTTTATCATCAATAATAAAAGTTCCGATCTTATGATTCGAGGAAGCGACTTTTATGCTATTTGGATTGACGATCGTAATCTTTGGTCTACGGACGAGCAAGACGTAATAAGCATGGTAGATCGTGAACTCGATAAATTCGCAGAAGAAAATAAAGACAGATACGATGGAGCGATAAAAGTTCTGCATATGTGGGATTCCGAAACTGGAATCATCGACAGATGGCACAAGTACTGCCAGAAGCAGATGCGGGACAATTACCACACATTGGACGAGAAACTTATATTTTCAAACGAAGAAACAACTAAAAAGGACTACGCAAGTAGAAAGCTTGACTATCCACTTGAAGAAGGTAGCTTCGAAGCATATGACCGAATGATGTCGGTGTTATATTCTCCGGAAGAGCGCCATAAGATCGAATGGGCGATCGGCTCGGTAGTTGTCGGAGATTCGAAGAAACTTCAAAAGTTCATGGTCTTGTATGGTGCGGCGGGAACTGGTAAATCGACGGTTCTCAACATTATCGAAAAGCTATTCAAGGGATATTGGTCTGTATTCGACGCAAAAGCCCTCGGATCCTCGAGCAATGTGTTCGCACTTGAAGCTTTCAAAAGCAGTCCGTTAGTAGCAATTCAGCATGATGGTGACTTGTCTCATATTGAAGATAACACTCGTCTTAACAGTCTGGTTTCTCACGAAACAATGACAGTTAACGAGAAGTATCGTTCGACATATTCAAACCAATTCAAGGCATTTTTGTTTATGGGCACGAATAAGCCGGTTAAGATTACGGATGCTAAGTCCGGTCTGATCAGACGACTTATCGACGTATCTCCTACTGGTGATAAACTTACATACAAGGAGTATCGCGCGTTAATTAAGCAGATAGACTTTGAACTAGGAGCGATTGCATATCATTGTAAAGAAGTATATTTGTCGGATCCGAATAAGTATGACAATTATATTCCGATAGCGATGATGGGCGCGTCGAACGATTTCTATAACTTCATGTTGGATTCCTATTACGTATTCGCGGAAGAAGACGGAACTTCTTTAAAGGCCGCGTGGGAAATGTATAATACGTATTGTGCAGAGGCTAAGGTTCCGTATCAAATGTCGCAGAGAGTATTCAAAGAAGAGCTCAAAAACTACTTCAAGGAATACAAAGATCGGTGCACTCTTCAGGACGGTTCTCGATCCAGATCATATTATAAAGGATTCAAAACCGATAAATTCGAAGAGGCTGAAGTAGTAAGCGAGTCGTCGATTGAATCATATAGAATCAACTTCAATTCTACAAAATCGATATTTGACGAACAATGTGCCGACTGTCCCGCGCAGGAAGCGTCTGAAAAAGAAACCCCGTTGATGAAATGGGACAATGTAACAACCAAGTTATCGGATATCGATACTACGAAACTTCACTTTGTAAAGGTGCCGCTTGAGCACATAGTAATCGACTTTGATATTCCGGACGAGAACGGACAAAAGAGTCTTGAACGGAATCTCGAAGAAGCAAGTAAATGGCCTAAGACATATGCCGAATTGAGCAAGAGCGGCAAAGGAATACACCTGCATTATATTTATACGGGCGGCGATCCGAACAAACTAAGCAGGATATTTGACGATCACATCGAAGTGAAAGTGTTCACGGGTAAAAGCTCTCTTAGACGCAAGCTTACAAAATGCAATGATATTCCGATAAAGACCATTAGCTCTGGTTTACCATTGAAAGGAGAGGATAAGATGGTAAATTTCAAAGAATTAAAGAGCGAACGATCTTTGAGAATATTAATCAAGCGTGCGCTCAACAAAGAGATACACCCAAACACAAAACCCAACATTGACTTCATTTACAAGATATTAGAAGAAGCATCTCAAAGTAATCTCAGCTACGATGTATCAGACATGAAACGGGCGATACTGTCTTTTGCTGGAAGCAGCACAAACCAGTCGTCATATTGTCTGACTCTTTGCACAAAAATGAAGTTCAGATCGGATAAGGAGGATTCGGTCGAAAACAATGGCTCGTCGAAACTGATATTCTACGACGTGGAAGTGTTCCCAAATCTGTTTCTGGTTAATTGGAAGATTCAAGGAGAAGGAAATCCTGTTATTCGGATGATAAACCCTACCCCGGATGAAATCGAGAAGCTGGTTCAGTCGAGACTTGTCGGATTCAATTGCAGACGATACGATAACCATATTCTGTACGGAAGGCTCATAGGATATACCAACGAGCAGCTCTATGATCTGTCTCAGAGGATCATTAACGGCGAAACTGGTTGCTTCTTCGGTAAAGCCTATGACCTTTCCTATACTGACGTGTATGACTTCTCATCCAAGAAGCAGTCTCTCAAGAAATTCGAGATAGAATTGGGAATTCATCATAAGGAACTTGGTCTTCCTTGGGATAAACCGGTTCCGGAAGAAAAATGGAAGGAGGTTGCCGAGTACTGCGATAACGATGTACTTGCAACCGAAGCAGTGTTCAACGCTCGTCAAGCAGACTTCACAGCAAGAGAAATCTTGGCCGCAGTCGCTGGTATGACAGTAAACGACACGACGAACTCGTTGACAACCAGAATTATATTTGGTAATGACCGTTCTCCTCAAGGACAATTCAACTATAGAAATATGGGTGATACGTCTCAGATTAACGAGAATTACAGTCTTCCCGAGTATTCTGAGTTCACGAGATTCGATTCCAAAGGACGACCGATATTCCCTGGATACACGTTTATTCGAGGAAAATCGATATATCGAGACGAAGAGGTCGGCGAGGGCGGCTATGTATATTCTGAACCCGGAATGTACACAAACGTTGCCTTGCTTGATATTGCGTCGATGCATCCGAGCAGTATCGTGGCAGAGGAATTATTCGGACCGAAATACACAGCTAGGTTCAAGGATATTCTGGACGCACGTATTGCAATCAAGCATAAGGAATTTGACAGAGCAAGAAAGATGCTGAATGGCGCTCTTGCTCCATATTTGACTGATGAGAATTCAGCCGCTGGATTAGCGCAGGCTCTGAAGATCGCGATAAATTCAGTGTACGGATTGACATCGGCCAGATTCGAAAACCCGATGCGTGATGTACGGAACATCGACAACATCGTAGCAAAGCGCGGAGCTCTGTTTATGATCAATCTCAAGCACGAGGTTCAGAACAGAGGATTCACAGTTGCTCACATCAAGACCGACTCTATTAAAATACCGAACGCCACTCCCGAGATAATTCAATTCGTTATGGATTATGGAAAGTTGTACGGATACAATTTCGAACACGAAGATACATACGACCGTATGTGTTTGGTGAACGATGCAGTTTATATTGCAAAGTACATCAAGCCGCATATTGACAAGGAAACGAAGAAAGAAATCTGGTGGACGGCTACTGGTACGCAGTTCCAGATTCCATATGTATTCAAAACGCTGTTTAGTAAAGAGGAAATCGAATTCAAAGATATGTGCGAAACGAAATCTGTTACGTCAGCTTTATATTTGGATACGAATGAGAACTTGGAAGAAGGACAGCATGATTACCATTTCATCGGAAAGGTCGGGTCATTCTGCCCGATTAAGCCCGGATGCGGAGGTGGGATCCTTCTTAGAGAAAACACGTCTAAGACTGGAGAAACGACTTATGCATCAGCTGTCGGAGCAAAGGGTTACAGATGGCTTGAATCTGAAATGGTAAAAGAACTACACAAAGAAGACTGCATTGACAGATCCTATTATAATGCATTAGTCGATGCAGCAGTAAAAGATATTTCACAATACGGCGATTTTGAATGGTTCGCCGAGTAAAGGAGAAAGGTATGAATTCTATCAAAAACATTCGACTCACTGGCCTCGAACCGAGGGACATTATGTTCAGAAACTTCTCTGGACGGCCGGACAAATACAACTCCAAGGGCGGAGTAAGAAACTTCTGTGTGCGTATTAACAACGAAGACGACGCACATATGCTGAATGAAATCGGCTGGAACATCAAGGTCCTTCCGCCTCGCAATCCTGACGAAGCTCCGGTATATTACCTTCCGGTTGGCATTCGTTTCGATTACTATCCTCCTAAGATCTATCAGCATTGTGGACGTGTTACGACTCTCCTGGACGAGGATAACATCGCTACTCTCGATGATGCGGATATTGTGTCCGTTGATATCGAGATTCGTCCGTACACGTGGGAGCGTAACGGGGATGGCGGTGTTAAGGCATATGTGAAGATCATGCATGTCGTTGTCGAGCAGGATCCGTTTGCTGCAAGATATGCTGCTGAAGAATCGCCGGAGGAAGATGTACCGTGGAGATGAACGATAAGAAGTCCAAAGGTTCCGGATACCGCCTTGGATATTTCATCGGAACCCTCATTGCTGTAGCCTTAGGTATGCTCGTGGTGATGTTTCTCGGAGCTCTCGGCTATAAGCTTATAGGATGGGTATTTGGTCTTTAAGGAGACAATATGGATAACGAGCAATTAAAAAGCTTCATTAGACGGTGGGGGCCTGATATTCTTTCAGGCCTCGCCACCATTGGTGTTGGTGTGACTGCATGGCTCAGTGGACGGGCGGCTGTTAAGGCGACAAAAGAACCCGACAAGAAAAGCAAGCTAAAGTGCTATATCCCAACAGCAATCTCAGGCGTTCTGACTGTCGCCAGCATATGGGGCTCTAGGAAGCTCTCAGCGACTCAAATAGCATCAATTGCTGGAGCGGCTGGATATTTTCTTTCTAGACGCAAAAAGGCCGATGAGCTCACCACACAGCAAATGGAGAAGCCTGTATCTGTTGAGGATACTGGGAAGGGTGATATTCTGTGCCTCGAAAGCTTCACTGGACGATGGTTCAAATCATCAGTCGAAGAAGTAGAGGAAGCATGCAGAATGCTCGACCAGATTTATCATCATGGCTTTGAAGAAAAAGGATACTGTTCAGTTTGTGTGAACGAACTATATTCTCTTCTCGGAATCCAAACGACATATCTCGGAGATGCTCTGTTCTGGAGCAATGACGTGAACGGTGAGCATATCACGTACGCTAACTATTTTGTTGATTGGGGAGAATACGGTCAGGTTTATATTCTTGAGCCGATTGAAGAGTCCTATCCAACAATGCAGAAAATTGATTATTAAGGAGAGCAATAATGAGCGAAAAAGACAATATCAGATACTTGATCATGGAGCCAGGTCATATTCCGGAAGTCGGATGCGCAAAAATTGACTTCATCCAGTTTGAAGTAGCCGGACCTGATCCAGTTACCGAAGTAGCATTTGAAGATGTTTATATTCTGTACGGACAGAACGCAGCAGAACAGAACTACCCGATGAATCGATATATCGAATTCGAAGAAGGCCGGATGATGGTTGCTTGTGGAACGATTGCAATCGTCGGAAAAGACGAGAATGGATATTGTTCGTTGACCGACGAGCAGATGAAGAAATACTTCGAGCTGTTCGGGAAGCCGCATATGTTCATGATGGCGTTCGCTAAACTCCTCATATTCGAACGCGGATCAGAAACCGAGATGAACCTAATCGCCACATACGACCTTACGGAAGGAGCGCACGAAGATGCCGGAACTGAATCTTAAAGAAGTAAAGTTCGATGTTTGGTGCCCTAAATGCAGGTACTACGAAACAGACGAAATTGAGGATCCTTGCAATTGGTGCCTTTCTCAGGGCTGGAATGTTGATTCTACGAAGCCTATCAATTTTGTAGAGAACGAAGATGCCCGTTGAATTATATCCGTACCAGCTTGACGCCGTTGGAAAAATGAAAAACGGATGTATCCTTTGCGGAGGCGTCGGATCTGGTAAGTCTCGGACAGGTTTAGCATATTACTTTATGCGAAACGGAGGAGTTATTGGGGGTATTAACTACTGTCCGATGCGCCAGGATCCGCCTCCAAAGGATCTGTATATAATTACAACGGCAAGAAAAAGGGATACAAAGGAATGGGAGGGTGATCTGGCACCCTTCCTTCTTTCTGTCGATCCGAAATCTAACTACTATAAAAACAAGATAGTAATAGATTCTTGGAATAATGTCGCTAAGTATGCGGATGTGAAGGATTCGTTCTTTATATTCGACGAGCAACGAGTGGTTGGCTATGGTGTTTGGACGCATTCGTTCTTGAAAATAGCAAAAAGTAATGAATGGATATTGCTGTCAGCCACACCCGGGGATACCTGGATGGATTATGTCCCCGTATTCATAGCCAACGGGTTCTTCAAGAACAAATCAGAGTTCACGAGAGAGCATGTTGTTTGGTCTCCTAACCGGAATTTCTATCAAGTATCTAGATATTTGAATCAAGGAAGGCTTATGAAGTATCGAAACAGCATTCTTGTTAATATGGATTTCAAACGAGAGACAGTTCCGCATCACATAGCCGTATATTCTGATTACAACAAAGTGATTTATAAGGATATTTGTAAAGATCGTTGGAATCCTTGGGAACAAAAGCCGATAGAAACTGCCACCGAATTCTGTATGGCTTTGCGTAAACTTGTGAACTCTGACGAAACAAGGCAGGCTGCTGTTCTCGAGCTTGTTTCGAAGCATCCTAAGTGCATCATATTCTACAACTATAACTACGAACTTGATATTCTAAGAAGTTTGGACTACGGTTCAGGTGTAAAGGTTGCAGAATGGAACGGTCAAAAGCACGAACCGATACCGTTTGGAAATCGATGGGTTTATTTAGTTCAGTATACGGCAGGTGCCGAAGGATGGAACTGTACACAAACTGACACTATTATATTCTACTCGCAGAACTATTCTTATAAAATAATGGCGCAGGCTGCTGGCAGAATAGACCGTTTAAACACACCGTATACGGATCTATGGTTCTTTCATCTGAAGTCTAGAAGTGGAATCGACCTGGCTATATCTCAGGCCATAGCCAAGAAGAAAACGTTCAACGAATCCGGATTTGCTGGTTCGCGATAAATACTTCTTAGATTATGAGAAAAACGAAGGAGGTACAAATTAATGAATTATGCGAACTGTTTTGAAGGATATTTAACCGAAG